AAGTTCACCATCTTTATCGGGTTGAGGTTCATAACTTTCAGTATTTTTAGGTAATTCTTGGGACACTGTATCCTTGTATAATGCCATTTTCATTGTATGTTCAAAAGTGGCAAGAACAAATTCATGCTTTATGTTTTTAATTAAAAAACTGCCACTAAAAAATTTGTCCCATTTGGGTGCATTCACTTCCTTGACTTCTGCTTGATGTGGTAAGGTTACTTTAATCATATCTCCACAAGAAACAACGGTATTTCCTGGCACCATTATGGTTAGAGCCAGTCCTTTCTTGAATTGATTTAATTGTGATGCTCTCCGTTGCAACCATTTTTCAGGAGCATATGGTTCATATATAGAAAGTCCATTTTTTGAGAGGTGTTGAGAATCTCTTCCTGCTCTAATACCAAAAGGAAGTGTAGCATTAGGTTTTAACATTATTCTCCCTTGAATATCAGAAATTCTCTGTTTACCTTCTTCACTAATAGGTGATTCACTATAGATAGGATATCCACCATCTACCTTTCGTTCAGATTGATGACTATTAAGATAATTATAGAGATGCGTTGAATACGATTTTTTAGTTATGTCATGAACCAATAATTCTGATGCCAATATTCCATTCCTTGTATCCTCAACCAGATTATTCCAATTCATGTTATACGAATCTATAGTCTGTAGTTCAGAAATCAAATTTCTTCTACCTCCACTTTGTGCTTCAGAACCTTTCGGCTTTGTTACATAATGCCAAATTCTTGGAGATAAATAACAACTGTCTAGACTTCTAAAATGATACCCTTTCAGAGATTCCCAAAATGAAAAATTAGGAGCAACATCTCTTGATGATCTTGCTTGTCTTACTAACATACGTATGACATTGAAAGGTCTTATGTTAGGAGCAAGTATTTTTTTATTATCGGCCGATGATTCTATATACTTATCTTTTCTGCATTCCACCCTTCCTAACATATCATGAACGATTGAATCAGGACTTCCTTCTAATTTTTCTGAAATCCTTAGTCTATTATTTTTAATATACTCTCCCGATATAAACTTAAATTGCACCACCTCAGAACTTGTTCCAATATTTAGTTTATGTAGAGAGTATATATGAAGTACGTTTTCACTGAAATCTATAGTGGACTCTTTACCATTAGGAAGTTTGGGAGTTTTTATTATAAGTTTAAAAAATTCTTGTCCTGTCATTGGACCTATTGTTGAAAAGGATGCTTGATCATGAAAGGAACATTCTCCAGTAATCATGGCTCGTTCCATATTTTCATATATGGTTATTTTTATAATATTTTTATCAATAGGAATTTTTGTACCACCACTAGTAAAAATCTCTGCCTTATCTATTTGAAATTGTCCTGCCCATTCTAATTTCTCTGGCATTACAATAAACTCTGTTTCATTAGAGATTCAAATTCAGCGGTTACTTGATCAACATATGCAGGATCTAACAGTCTTATCTGTCTAACAGTATCTTGCCTATCTTGTTCAAATTCGAAGTTTGTAACAGTAGTGGCAGAAGGATAATCTGTGTTATCTGTTCCTATGTCTATCTTGATTGTAGTGTCTCCTGAACTTTGTGGAATCTCATAATGATGCAACGCATCAGGATTAGCATATTTCTCATTGACAAAATCAAGAAATTGTGGTGTGCTCATAGGCCAATCATGATAACGATCTGTGATATTATTTACATACAAGACTATCCAATGATACTCTGAATCTCCATATAACTTAAATGCTATACTCTCTGGAGTCTCCCCCTCTTTAACATCGTAGGTATCATATAATAGAGTATTGGTTCGAACCTTGGTTTTTAATGCAACCCGTTTTAACATATTGGTTACAATTTGAAAATTACCATTACCTTTTGCATCGTATATAATTTGGGGAAATTTACTAAAATACATGATTAGAAACCTTCGTCTATTCTTGATTTTGTCATGAGCTCCATTTCTTTAAATGCAAGAGTCAAGGTAGTTCTTTGGGGAGGATTTCCTGATTGTCCTCTTATATTTTCAGTAGGATTATATGCAACATAACGATCACCACCATATTGCACAGAAACATTGGTACAAAAGCATGTGGATATTTTGTTAAGGAAATGATTTTCTGTACCTTGATACATATAGGCGATTTCAAATGTATCTGGAATCGTCATAGACCTTCCTAATGCTTCTGATGTCAAGGCCTTTCCCCCGAATTCGGAGTCATGATATTCTGGCAAAGAATAGTATTTAAACATGTATATTATCTGTTCTACAACCTTTGCTTCCTTTTCACTCTTAGGGATAAAAATAAAGGTGTAAGTAAAGTCTCTACGACTAACTCCCTCAAAGGAAAGTTCCATTTTATTGCTTATAATTCTTCCTGACTGAACTTGACTCAATGCTCTAGCCCCTGGAGCAATAGCATCTATTGATTTTATTGCTGCCGACTTCAACATATCTTCTAAATTTTTGCCCAGCTGGCCAGATGGAACTTTGTCCTTAGTTGATAACATTTTCTCAATTATATCCACACCTTCTATAAGTGCTCCTGCAAATCCTCCTACATTAACATCAGAGAAATTTGGTGTATAAGATACTGATACATTTGGTGGCATATACAATGAAATAAATACGGGACATCTTTTTGAAGCTTTAACGGCCTCACCATATATACTATGTGCCTTCGCTCCCGTTAAGTTGGGTGCGTCTTTTGGACTAGTTGTAGTGGAAAGGCCCGCTTGAGCGATCTTTGTTGCGTTGCCCCTTGGAGAAAACAGAAACCCCTTGTTTTGCCCCAAAATTTCATTGGCAAGTTTGGATTTAATTGCTTCCATAGTCGTTGATTCTGCACGTGTAATCTTAGGATAGGTCATTTCATTGATTTTGAAATGAATGTAATGACCTTGCATGGGATCACCTTCCACATTCAGAGGATATTGAAGAGATTGAGTGCTTCCCATTCCCTTTGCATTAAGATTGCCCATAGAAGAACCATCTATACCTCTACCTATCGAATTTTTCATACTGCCAGCAATATTACGGATACCCTTTGATACAACACCTCCTAATATTCCCGATACTACTTGTCTTAACATGTCTAAATATCCTTACGAAAGTATTTATACGAGATGGCATACAAAGGTCGATTTAACATAAGCAATCCTTTAAAATATAAAGGTGATCCACAAAGGATCATTTACCGTTCCCTCTGGGAACGTAAGTTTATGGTATACTGTGATATCAATGATGCTATTCTTGAATGGGGGAGTGAAGAATACATTATACCTTATTTATCTCCTTGGGATGGTCGTATGCATCGATATTTTCCAGATTTTTACATTAAAGTACGGCAAGCAAATGGCACCATCAAAAAATATATCATAGAGGTTAAACCTAAGAAGCAATGTAAACCTCCCGAACAACCCAAGAGAAAAACAAAGAGATGGTATAAAGAAGCAAAGGCATGGGGTATTAATTCAGCAAAATGGAAATATGCAGAAGATTGGTGTAGCAATAACGGAATGGAATTCAAGATATTAACAGAGGATCATTTGGACATTCGGTATAAATAATAATATGGCAAGAAGCAAATACATACAATCTGTTATAGATGCTACAAGGGAAAGACCTCGATCCACTGATTGGTATAGGGATAAGATCAAAGAATTTGGCACACCCAAACCATTGGATTTGATACGAGATGGAAAACGTGCGGCAAAACCATTTTATGGTAGATTGAACATGTTTACCTATAACCCAAAACACAGAAAGACTCTACCCTATTACGACACCTTCCCTCTTGTGCTTCCTCTGGAGAAATACCCAGATGGATTCCTCGGTATCAACTTACATTATTTGGATGTTCGAACAAGAATTCGTCTTCTGGATCGTTTGGTCGATTTTTCTAACAATACCAAGTTCGACGAATCCACCAAATTGTTGGTAACGTATCAAGGACTTAAAAAAATTCGATTGGTTAAACCTACCATACATAGATACTTAGCAGGAAACGTGATGTCTCACTTCCGTAGGATAGATGCAGATGAATTTACTATAGCAACTCTCTTGCCAGTACAGAGATTCAAAAAAGCAACAGAAAAAGAAGTCTGGAAAGATTCAAGGAGTATGATCTAATGGCAGCAAGTTTTGAAGGACTTGGTTATGGTTTATTGAATGATGTTCTTGGAACAATGCGATCTGATGAAGGTTACGCATTACCCAATAGATATGAAATAGAAATAGGAGCACCTAATGCTGCATTATCTGATTCTACCCCATCAGGAGGTGGAGGAGGTTTACTTGGTGTTTTTTCTTCCTTCCTTCCTTCTGGATTAGCAGGAATTGTTGGAGGCACAAAAACGAGTGGGTTGAGGTCTATTCAGTTAAGAGCAGAATCTGTACAACTCCCTGGTCGTAATCTATCAACAACAGATGATCCAAATGTATATGGTCCTGTTAGAACAGTTGTGGATGGAGTAAGTTTCGCAGAGGATATTAATATAACATTTCAATGCGGTTCAGAATTGCAAGAAAGGAAATTCTTTGAAAAATGGCAAGAAGAAGCATTTGATAAGGGAACTTGGAATTTAAAATACTATGATAATTATAAGGGTTCCCTTTCTATCTACCTTCTCGACAAAAATGATAAAAGGAGATATGGTCTAAAATGCCATGAAGCATATCCTAAGAGTGTTACTGGAATGGACTTAAATGCTGCTCCTGCCACAGATATAGCAAAAGTTACTGTTGTATTTGTCTTTAGATATTGGACTGCATTAGCAATAGAAGATAAAGGAAACAGTCTAATAAGCAATATGGCAAACACAGTCATAGACCATGCTGAAAGAAATCTTCTAAGAAATGTACCAAGCATAAGCAAACTATTTTAATAAAGGATGAAATATTATGGCATTACCTAAACTTAATACTGTGACGTATACTTTGAAATTACCGTCAACAGGAGATGAATTAGACTACAGACCGTTTCTTGTAAAAGAACAAAAAAATTTAATGATCGCTCAAGAAACTGAGGATGAAGATATTATACAAACTGCTGTCGCAAAATCAATCGTTGATTGCACATTTGATAAAATTGATCCTTGGATATTACCAGCTTTCGATATAGAATATATTTTTCTTAAAATACGATCAAAATCTGTTGGGGATAAAGTTGACTTAAATGTCCTATGTCCTGATGATGAGGAAACGAGAGTTCCAATTTCAGTTGATTTATCAGAAATAGAATGCACCATGCATGTGGGTCATACCAATGAGATAGAGTTGACAGAAGACATAAAAATTGTCATGAAGTATCCTACAATGAAAGATGTAATGATTGGGGGGAAAACGGGAAGGGGTGAAACAGAAACATTATTTGAAATGATAAAGACATGCATAAATCAGGTTATCGACGGTGATACAATACACGAAAAAGTAGATATGTCTAATGAAGAATTAACTGACTTTGTGGAGGGTATGACCACAGAGCATTTAGAACAGATAACTAATTTCTTCGACAGTATGCCCAAATTGACCCATGCAATTAAAGTTAAAAATCCAAAAACTGGAAAAACAGGAGAAGTAGTACTAGAAGGTTTTCAAAGTTTTTTCGAATAGCCCTCTCTCATGATTCTTTAACAAATTATTATCAATTAAATTTTCAACTAATACAACACCACAAATGGAGTTTAACAGAATTAGATAATATGCTACCTTGGGAGAGGGAAATTTATACAGGATTATTGGTTAAATGGATAGAAGAGGAAGACAAAAGACATAAAGAAGAAGAAGCAAAACAAAGAAGAACCAGACAATGACGGATAGTTCATTAGTAACAGCAGAAATGGCTGCACTAGAAATGACAGAATTTCTCTTACCTTATATTGGTATGGTGATGATCGTTATCTTTGGATTCATGCTAAAGGATTTTGCTACTAAAATGAGTAAGGGTATTGCCTTCTCTATGAATAAGCAATTTCAAGAGGGGGATCATGTTCTTATTGATGGTGAACGAGCACTTATAGTTAAGATAGGGTTTACACAAACAGTGTTTGGTGTTACAAAAAGTAATGGAGAATTTGATGGAGATTATGTGTGGAGATATGTACCTAATGAACGTATAGATTATCTCAAACTTGAGAAGATCATTTTTGACCATACTCCCCTAAATAATAAAAATAGGATAGCAGATAATAAAGAACAAATAAGGGAATTAAAAAATGGCACGGAAGAAGGCAAACCCTGATATTAATATCGTAGAGGTGGATCGATCTACTACGGAAGTTCAACCAGCAAGTTGGTATAATACAGCACATGCTCAAGCAATTGATAAGTGGAGAGTATGGCCCCGAATGTTGATCACTCTCTATGGTGTTATGTTCTACAAAGTAACGGATTGGTTCATGACATTACCAGATCCTACTAATGCCCAAAGTGCATTTGTCAGTGTCATAGTAGGTGCTGGTGCCGCATGGTTTGGACTGTACTGTGGTTCTGGTGGTAGTCCCAAGAAAGAGGACAAATAAAATGGCCACGGAAGAACTTGTAACAGCAAAACTTTTTAATAAATTCGTGAAGAAATTCAGTGAAGATACTAAGGTAGAACGTAAACTTAGAAAACAAACCATAATCAACACCAAGAAAGAACTAGAAGAACATACACAGGCAGTAAAAGACCTTAATAAAGATATAAAAGAAGGGAATAAAATTCAAGATACTGCTCAAGAGAAAAAACTTCAGGAACAAATAGACGAAATCAGAGAACTAAAAAAGAGTACAGATCAGGCATCTGACGAATATAAAGAGCTGTCGAAAAAAGAAACAGACCTGATGAAAAAATTCTTAAAGGTATCCGATGAAGGTGCTGATCATGACGCAACAATGGCCAAACGACAGGATTTAATTTCCAAAAGAGATAAAGCATCAGAACTAATTAGAGAGGAGAAAGACAAAGATCGAGGGTTTGCATCTAAAAAAATGATGGGACTCTTGAGTGGCATCGAAAAAGGTATCGGTGGAATGTGGAAGAAAGGGAAAGCTGCGGTTGGATTAACCTTTAAAGGTGCTTTAATAGCAACAGGTTTATTATTGTTACTGAAATTTTTGGAAAGTAAGAAATGGCAAGACATAAAGAAGTGGCTTGCCAAAGAAGGTAAAGAAATTTTCGACGTTTTAATGACCGTCTTTGGTGATATGTGGACATATTTTGCAGGACCAGACAGTGTTTTCAAGAGAATGTCAAAAATTATGAAGTCCTTTAATGAAATATTCAATCCCACAATAGTTGATGATACAGGCATGTCACCTGGAGCAATGGGTGGTAAACTTAAAGACAAATCTTGGTGGACAAGAATAGGTGATGCTTGGAACTCATTAGATGAGAATATGAAATGGTGGGAAGGCGTGTTGATTGCTGGAATGACTTTAATTGGTGGATATTTTCTCTATAAACCATTAAGACTTATATACTTATCAGGGAAATTTTTGACCAAACTTGGCTATAAAATGTTTACGAAGGTATGGGGTGGTATGAAATGGATGACAGGTTGGATTAAAGGTTTCGGTACAGCAGTTAATCCTACTCCAAAACAGTTAGAACTGTTTAAAGCACCAAAAGGTGGATGGTTCTCCAAGATCAGTAAGGGATTTGTGACGATAATTGGTTCATTTAAAAATGCTCTTTCTGCGGCGGTAGGGGGTGCTGGAAGATGGTTAGCAGAACTTGGACTAAGGGTTAAAAATGCTGTACCAGAAAAATTCCTTAAATATAAATTTGTCTCTGACTCCATGAATAAAATGAAAAATTTTGTCAGTGGTGGTGCGAAACAGGTAAGTCGGTGGGCCGTAAGAGGAACAGTGGGTGCGTATAAAGTAGGTGAAAAATTGGCTGGCGGCATGAAAGCTTTTGGCATGGGACAAGTTGGGAAAGCAAGAGCAGGGGCAAAGTTTCTAACCGGGAAAAGCTTAAAACTCCTTTCAAAAGGAGTAGACTATGCAAAACTTGCCACAGGACCAGCAGCCAAAAAATTAGGTAAAATGTTTGCTAAATTAATTCCAGGTGTGTCTATTGGAATAGGAACAGGACTTGCAGCTATGGCATTCTCAAGGGGTGCATATGGCGAAGCAGCAGCAGAAATGTTGTCTGGCATAGTTGCTACTGTTCCTGGATTTGGAACAGCTGCTTCTCTGTTGATAGATCACGCAATTGCTGAATCTAGACTATCCGATGAGGAAAAGAAAAGTCGTTTTGGCCACCGCAATTGGACGAAAATGGCATCCAAAACCCTGGGTGGGGTGAAAGGGTCACAACTTTGGAAAGAGAAACAGGCAAAACTAGCAAGAAAGAACAAAAAAGAGGCACCTCCTCCACCTCCATTATCTCCAGAAGATTTTATACCAGTTGGGGAAGGCATAACATTTACAGGTTTCCAAAAAGGCCTTAGTGCCTCTTCTTCAAATCTGCCTGAACACCAGAGAATAGCTATGTGGATGCGGCGCATAAAGAACAGTGATTATCAAGGGGCCGCATCAGCTCCCTTTGTATATGCTGGAAAAGATGATCATTCTTCAGTAAACATGTCAATTCTGGGGGCAGACACAACAACAGATACGTCTATTCAAAGTGAATGGTTGTCTGGGCCATAAAAAAAGGGGTTCCAAAGAACCCCTTTCTCGAAGCATTTGCTTCTTAATCAACTCGAACTCTTGCATTCTTGCATTTGCCATTGAGTAAATCATTTATATTGACGTAACCAGTACAACTCGTACCTTCACTTTTTTCAAACCAAGCACGATTGCGGTTCATCCCTGGAAATCTCTTGTCGAAGTCATCCAAAGGTTGCCAAGCACCCTTCCTGTATCCATCCTGCCAGTAACTTGGTGGTCTATTATCTGTCTGATTAATATCTCTCCAATTACCATTAGAAACATTAAGTTCTCTTCTATTTCTAATTCTTTTAGACGCAGAAACAACACGAGTAGGTTTTTCTGCCCTACGAACTGCACGTAAGATATTACTAACTCTAGCATCAGGACCGATTGTAATTCCAGTACCGATTACTCTCTTAACAACATCATAATCAGCACAACTGAATTTGGGTGGATTGGTTAGAACTACAGTCCCTGGACTTACTCTGTCCGAACAGGTCACTGTAATTGTTTTGGGTAGTTCTACTGTAACCTGTCGTTCCCCTGCGAGAGCAACGGTTGAAAGTAGTGTGGTTGCGAGTGCAACTACAAGGGTCTTTTTCATGCTTAATCCTTTTCAGCAAGTTTTTCAAAATATAGAAGAGGGTCTTCCTCTCCTTCATCTGTTACAGATACGGTAGAAGAAGGTTCCTCTTTCGTATCAATCGTAACAGTCTCTTCTGGTTCATCAAATGAAGTAGTTACATTACCTACTTTAGTTGTACCAGCAAGAACAGTATCCAGACGAGTCTTTAACTCATCATAGGATTTAAAATTAGTAGAATCAGTTTTTTCCTTGAGAGAATACTGTTTCTTCCACACTTCTTCAAGTGCATCATCCTTATCAAACAATGCAAAAGGTTTCTTACCAAACTCTGATTTATCATAGTTCCAGAAACCATCAACTTTCCGAATTTTCAGTTTGAAGTTTGTACCTTTCCAAAAATCAAATGGATTGATTGCAACCTCATCACTAAATGCTGGGTCTGGTTGCATAGTTTCCATGATCTTGTCAAAGATTTTCTTACCGAAACGGAACAAGAATACCTTACCCTCATTCTCAGGATGTTTGGGGTCTTCTACAACATAGATGTTAGAGAAGTATTGCAACTTCCTCTTCTGCCTACGAGCAATTTCCTTATCAGACTCCACACCAGAATTCCAGTAGGAAGTATTCATCTCTGATACAGGGTCTTTCTGTCCGATTGTGGTAAGAGAATTCTCAATATACCATTGACCAGTTGGACCTTGGAACGCATGGTTCCAGACCTTTGCCCACGGAAGTTCCTCACCCTTGACGGCAGGAAGAAAACGAATGACTGCATAACCATTACCTGATTTATCCAGTTCTGGTTTCCACAACCGTTCATCAACGTATGATTTCTTTTCGAGGGGTTTGTTTTCCTCTTCAACTGCACCAAGCAGTTGGTCCAAGGTATTTTGTTTTTTCATTGCATTTAACGACATATGTATCTCCTTATGTTTACGTATATTTGCGTATGTAATCGTATGTTTATATTATTTGTAGTATATCACAAAGTTCGTCTTTTGTCAAGTAACTTAGGTTCGAATAATAAAATTTTTCTTTCAGTTGACAGTCCACCCAGTAAAATTCTACATCTCTAAATTCTACAAAAGTTGCTTGCATTTGCTGGGACCAGTTAACAGGATTAAATCCTTTGGAGTCAGCAGGAAGATAATTATCCGTACCCTTGTAGATGTTATTTAGGGGTTCCTCATACACACTCAAATCAAACCCTAAAATGTATACTTCTCTTGATCCATTCTGACATGCAAGATGCATTGCAGAACAACCAGTAGACCATCCTCTAGGGAAATCAAAATGAATAACCTCATCTTTCTCTTTTACCCAAGTGATCCAGACACCAGTATCCTTTTCCATCTTTTGGATAAGATCAGATTTATCTAGGTGAGGGAATTTTTCTAATGCTTCTTTGACTTTCTCTTGTACTGTAGTAGGGTCTTTACCTCTAATTACACATTCACTATGTGGTTGGGACTCACCTATTGAATAGAAAACTAATTCGTCAGGAATATCAAACCCCATCAAAAAAGTCTCTCC